GCGTTATAACTCCAATTGCTAAAAGTCCAACTCCAAGCGCAATGGCGATCGGCGGCGTGACCGCCGCGGCGGCACCGGCGAAAGCAACCAAAGCAATCGCTACCAAGGCCATCGCAACAGTTGTGCCTAATATTAAAGCAAGCGCCGTGAGGACGTGTTCTAGTGTTATTCCTGTTGCTTTTACTCCCAACGCGACGAGGCCGCCGAGGCCTGCAATTGCCAGCATCGCGACGCCGATGAGGCCGAGCTTAATAGCTAATGATTTATCTGGTTCGGGTAATTTTGATATCACGGCTATAGCACCCGCTGCCATTAAAGCCGCGAGGGCGCTGCCCATGACGAGCAGACCCGCCTTCATTATTTCTTCTGTCGTGATATCATACTTTCTTATTAGGGCAATTGAAGCAAAAAAAGCTATCATACCGATCGCAATGACGCCTGCTATTCCGACCAAGAACTTACCGACTGTGGACCACTTGATACCATCTCCGACGTCGGATATTTTTTTAGCGGGGGACGCCATATCGGCTGCAGGGCCAAGAGGAGGTGTTGCGGCGGGCGCTGCTGGCGCTTGAGACAACGTCGTGTTTAATTTCGTAACTTGCGACAATATTTGATCTTGAACCCCTGGACCCATGAACGCTTTCGATATAGCGCCCGATAATGCGCTCGCGATCGACGCCGTCGCAGCCCCCAACAGCGCCCTAGCAAACATAGGACCGAATAAAATCAACGAGATCTTCCCCATGTTGTTGTTTGCGGCTTCAACCAATTGTTCCATCAACATATTCATCACGATGCCAACGAGGTCTTTTAGTGCAGGACCTAAAACTTTCCAACCATCTTGAAAGGCTTGTGCTATAGGGCTAACATATTCCATCGCAGCGTCGCCGAGCTCACTTGCGCCTTGAACTGATTTCGGATCTGTTATAAACTTAACGATATCTTTTATGAAATTACCCAAGGTCTCCATCGACCACTTAATCGCGCCGGCGAGGACGACTTTTATTGCATCCATTATCTTGCCGAAACTTTCGACAAGTTTGCTACCGGCTCCGCTGTTAGCATCGAAGAAGTCGAAGAATTTTTCTTTTATTCTATCCATTAAGTCTGAGAAAGATGCCTTGCCACCCGGTTCTCCAAGGTCTTTCATAAACTGAACGAGTTCGTCGACGATGTCATTGGCAAATGCGCTGAACTTTCCTGGTTCGAATATATCGGTCAAGGCGTTCAAGAAATCTTTGACACCAGGGAAATATTCTACGAAAGCAGCGCCCAAACGGACGCCGGCGTCGTAAACAGCCCTTAACGAATCCTTGATGTTCTTTAATAGGTCTTGGAATTCTTTCGTATGAGTAAGTCCATCTGTTATACCTTCAAAGAATGCACCGAAAAAACCACCTTTCGTTTTCTTTTCTCCGCCTGCGCCACCGCCGCCTGCAGACTTGTTAACTCTGTCTATTGCGCCGGCCAGTTGACTCATCGCATCGGCCTGAGTCATCGTTTTCTTTTCAGCTTTGTCTCCTTCTTTTCTAAGTTTATCGAGCGAAACCCCTCTGTTCTTAGAAGAAAACAGCAACTTTTGTTCTGCGTCGTCGAGGCTCGTCATCGACTTTATCAAAGATCTTTGAGAACGACTTAACTTTTCACCATCGATGCCTGCCTTTGCGAATTCCTTTCTTAGGTGTTCTATCACCTCTGACGGGTCCTCAGCGTTTACAAGCTTCATAGCGTCTACGTTAGTACCGAATACTTGATTTAGCGTAGAGACTTTATCGGCCGCGTCGTCGAACGTAGAGAACGCGTCCATCGTACCGGTCACCTTGTCGAGCTCGACGCCTAACTTGGCAAAGTACGTAACAGCAACGCCAATTTGCTTTTGCGACATGCTCCCGAAATGAGCCATATCGGAATTAGCCTTGGCCATTCCTTTCGTCAATATCTTAAAATCAACGCCAAATTGTTTACCCATGTGAGTCGCGTACTTCGTGATGTCCAACAAATGTTTCGACATCGATGTACCTGTCGACTTGGCGGTCTTCGCTATGTCTCCTAACTGTTCGTCGGAAAAGCCTAGACCTTTCTGGAAGACCATTATCGCTCCTCCATTTTCGTTAAATTCTTGCGCCAACGATTGTAACGCGATACCACCGGCAGCCATCGTCTTTGTCATCAGCTGTAGTCTATCGGCAGCGTCTCCGAATGCCGATGCCAATCCTTCGGCACCTTTAAATAAATTTGCAGTATTTTGTATGGCTGTAGTGACGGGGCCATCTAGCGCGCCGAATTCTTTCTTTAATTCATTCAATGCTTCCGCGTATGCGTTAACTCCGCCGCCGCCGCCGGTTTCTTCTTCCATTTCTTCGGCCATGCTAGTTAAACCTTCGAGCATCTTAAAAGGCATCGAAAGAATGGATTGACCAACCGACAACAATCCTGAAACTAGAGATCCAGCGATACCTAAAAATCCCGAACCAATCGCCATAAGATTGGAGAAACCTTGCTGCAAACCGCTCAAAGCTCCAGTGGCGGCGCCGATTGCGACAGGAAATTCTCCTTCAAGATAATCGCTAACTGCGTTTATCTTTTGTTTAAAAGACAACGCGTTCTTACCAGCTCTACCCAACTGTTCCTGTAAGTCTTGTAAAGATGTCGTTTCGATGTTTTGTAATCCATCGCCAATTTCGCTGGCTGCGTCGGCTAATTGTTCTGTCGCAGAGGCTGCACCAGCAGCGCCTTTAGCAATAGCATTAAACGTCGCGACCGAAGTAGAATTTAAGTTTTGTAGCGCAGCGACGACTTCCTTCAAGGTAACGTTGACTTGTTGAAGTTGAGCTACGACTTCGCCAGACTCCATTCCGGCCATATTTTCCGCCATTTGAGCGGTCGCTTGGGCTTGAGTTTGATAGGACCTTGTTATACGATCAGACTGTGCAGCCATTTGTGTCATTAGCTGCGCCATCTGCTGCGCGATTTTTAAATTTTCTTGTGAAGGTCCAGATGCCATGATAGATTACCTAAAACTTCACAAAGGCCACGGAACACCAAGCACTCTTTCAAATTGCGAGGCAGACATGTGTTTTATTCCTAGTTTCTGAACGACCGAATCGACCGTAGCTCCCGGACGATTTAATTCATCTTGAAATCTTCTTGACGCCGCCAAGGCATTACCAATCGCTTCGATCTCTCTTTGGTCACCACGAAGTTTCGTGTTTACCATTTTACCGACCAACCATGCGCCCAACGTCGCAAAAAAAACTTTACCTAATAAATTAACGCGTAATTCGTTTAAAGGTTCTTTATTTTCCACAGGCTTACCTCGCGAAGATACACTAGTAAATAATACGTAAAAAAATTTATTACCCTTCTTATGTAAATCTTCTTAAACGACTGGGCATTTGAGCACGGGCTTTTCCTTCAAGCGCTCTGACGTCAGGCGAATTTTGATGTAACGCGCGGGATTGTGTATGGCCGGCTTCATGCGTCTGCTTCAATTCTCTGTTGATTCTTTCTATGAACCAACGACGATATGACACAGGCATGTTGTAGGCTTCCCTGTATAGGAACCCACCATAATACATCAATAAAAAGGTAGGCTCCAGTACAGTTAGCTCTTTATCTTCCGGCTGAAGGCCAAAGAAAGTTGACGCCGAGCGGCATCGCTACCTCCTCTGAATGACCGCAATGAGGACAAGTCGTCTCTTGCTTCATGATCAAACCAGGCTCATGATCACGCATATAATTACGCAACGCCAACGAATCCATAGCTGGCATCAGCTTAACAAAGTTAGAAATCTTGCCGCGATCCTCAACGCCATCTATCGAAACGATCGAATAAACCAAGTTCGTCGTAACGTTAGACTCGGTTTTTAGACCAAGCTTCTTTTGCTTGTCAGACGTAGTCATGATCTCTTCTTCATCGCGACCCGTCAAAAAACGAAACTTAACATTCTTCTTGCTTCGTGGCAACACGAACTCGAACAGATTCATACCAGGAACAACAGGATCAATCTCCAATCTACGAATAGGTAATTGCGCTAAATTAAATTCGTGAGGAGCCTTCGTGTTACATTCTGTACACTCAATCTCAGCAGGATATTCTGGACCATACCCAGTGATACGTATAGCGACCATCAGAGCATTTCTATCGCCTCCTAATAAATCCGCCGGATTAATAGACCTATCAATTAAACAAGATTTAAGAAGCTCCGTTATAACTGTGCCTTTCTTAATCAACGCCCGCGAAGTCAAGATGTCTTCTTCACGTGCAGTCATTGGTCTGATCTCTACTGTTTCTGCACCATATAACGATGACTCAGTAGAATAAACTTTGCCCGAAGTAGGTAATGGAACAACCTCGGTAGGTATGTCCAATCCAAATTCAGCCTTTACTTTTTCAGCTGCGGATTGCATAGGCATACGCGGATCAACACCTGACGGTAGATTTTGCGATCCAGTAAAAACTGTATTGCGTTGTTCACGATTATCTGTGCTCATATATTTTCTTTCTATCTCTTGCTATCAAGCCTGTTGTATATTAACCACAAGATTTGTTAACGTAAATAGAAAATAGAAATAAACAACGCAAAAAAACGCCGCGACCCCGTCGATTATATCTATGTTAATAACCGAATAATTTAATACTTATTGATCGCAATGTCTCTCAACAATCCATATCCACACGAAGGTTTCGTTCCTGCATATCAGGTTTCGGCAATGCCGTTCGTGACGTCTTCCAACGTCACCCTAGGGTCGACAAAAGAAATCAACTTCGCCGGCGTCACACGCTTCATCACGATAAGGAATACAGGCGCCTCGACCGCCGTCATCGCCATCGCATTCGCAGAGAACGGTCTGAAATCAGCCAATTCGAACTACTTCATCCTCAGCGGATCAGAATCTTTTTCAGGGGAACTTCGAACGGACAGGATCTTCGTCTCGGGATCATCAGGGGCATCAGTCACGTTCAACGTCGTCGCCGGGCTCACCACGATACCAACAAAGAACTTCCTGGTCGTCACAGGCTCCAACGGCTTCAGCGGCGTAGGTTGAGGTATGGCCAACGGCTTTGGACAAGACTTCTCAAAAAACAACCTAGGAATAGGCGGTGGATTTAATTTTGGTTTTCTCTAAACTTCGCTACCATGCTCCACATCATGGCATCCATCACACAGGACGACACCAGAAATATTCTTCTCAATGTGGTAGTTGGTAACCCACTCGGCAATTAAATGTTTTTTCTCGAATGACTCGCCTGGTTCTCCTAACTCCTGAACAGCCTTAAACAGAATACTGGCAAACCGCTCACCATCGTGGTGCACCTCCAACGAGTCGGTCGAACCACACGTCGTGCAACGAAACCCACTGGCTTTCAACTTCGGGTATACCCAGACGCTGTGCAGATGAGAACGAACGAGCGGCTGTAGGGCAGAAGTACCGCCTTTCCAGTTTGGATGTGAAGATCCAGTTAAGTCAGGAACAACCTTTGACAATCTATTTCGTGTCATGTCTCTAGACCTGGCTTCCCTAAACGCAGACGATCCATAAGCTTTTTCTGCAATCTTTGCAAACTCAGGATCATTCTCTTTCGTCTTGCCCCTATTCCACGGATCACGACTCCACAGTCCTTCGTCTCTTCTCTTCTTAAGGCTTTTTTCTCTGGCCGCCAGGTTGTGGCCCCAATTGTTATTGACTCGTGCAGCATGTCCTAAGACATATTCTGAAAAACCTTTTTGAAGAGTCAAGAACTTAGTTGGCTCTCCACAACCACAGGCGCATGTCGGTTCTTTACCTTCAGGCAAGAAAAGTAACGCGTAGAGCTTACGAGTTGGCAAGCTGTGTTTCTTTTGGCAATGAATTCTTAGAGAATCTAGTTTAGTCGTTTCGTACTGTCCACATTCAGGGCAGTTAAAAGATGAAAGGTCCATGGTAAGTAATATACCACAGACCTTTTTGACTTGTATACTTGATAACCGCTTTTGCGATTGCCGAATAGCGATGTCTAAAACTGAAGCACACAGTTGTCGAAACGGAGTGTCATTGAGACTTCCATTGGGCCGCCGTCTTCGTAGGTGACTTCGCCGAAGTTTGCTTCGGTGATGAAGGCGCCTTTGATGTCCCAGAGCTCGACGACTGTACCGACTGGGTCGAGGAGCTTGAGCTGGATGTCGCGCTTGTAGAAGTCTGCGTAGCCTGCGCGCCCGGAGACCGACTCGAAGTGAGTGCGGACCCATTCCATGACCTGTTGAGCGCCTGAGGGAGCGATTGGGTCGTGAAGTGTAACGGCGATCGTACCAAACGAAGTCTTACCTGCGAGGTAGCGACGAGAATTGATGAAGGGAACTTCAACTTCTTCTGTAGATATCGTTGGACGTGATGTTGTCTTGATGATATATGCATCGATACCTTCGATCATAAGAATCCATCTATTCTTACGCTTTGGTTCAAACTTGTTTGGAATCATCGATGTTACGTCTAATGTCTCTGCGGCCATGGTTTTATTCTCCTGTCACCTTTTTTAAATATCTAAGAAACCTGTTTTTATTTATTGATTTTGAAAATATCAAGCAACTGATTGTAGATTGTTCGCGACGACGAAGTCGAGGCTGACGAACTCGATGCTCTTGGTCGGTTGAACGAAGATCTTTCCGCGGACAGTATTGTTAAGAATGTCATCTTGCGTTGTTGTCGAGGAATCGATGATAACGCGGAATCTTTCAAGACCAGACAACGCTTGGATTCTTTGCAATCTCGGCGTAACTGCCGCAGAGAATCGCGCGAGGGTTGCTTCGCGATTTGGCTCGAAGATAATCGTTTGAGCAATTTCGCGGACTTGACGACGAATCTCGATGAGGAGACGACGTACGTTAACACGATCAAGAGCAGAAGCTGCGATCTGTAACGTCTTTTGTCCCCAAACCAATAGACCCGAAGACGGTGCTAAACCTTCTTTCGCAGTTCCTACGAACGCGACGAGTGGATTAATACGATCGTTGTATAGCGCGTCTAGATCTTCTAGCTTAAGTTTAACGCGGGCTTCGAGGGCTTGTTGAGGTAACGCGCCTCTTGTGAAACCAGCCGGGGCGAACCATGGATGGCCGATTGCGTCGTTCAGCGAGAGAGCACCGAGGACCAAAACCGAAGGTGGTACGAATAGATTGACGCCGTCAGGCGCAGAATAATTAACGTCTGGGAAGTAAGCGGCTGCAAACGAAGAATCTATGTTTCTATCGCGGAAACTCTGTATCGTGTTTGCAACTGATGTTATTTGAGAATCTTGACGAATCTCATTTTCCGCGTCTGTGCCATTAACGTCGTATTGCTCGATATCCATGATATACAGCGCGTCGAAGCGTTCTTCGGTCGCGACGGTGGCATAATCTGTAACGACTGGATGTCTCAATCCAGGAATCGTCAATAACTGAATATCGACGTTCGTCGTGTTCTTCATAATGTCGATCGCCTTCGTGTAAACCTTGACGTTAGGACCATCATTGAGCAAACGATCGTTACCAAACACCATGTCGGATGACACGGCGTTGTTGTTGATGTTAGATTCGTCGATATCAAATATGTTGACACCGTTAAAACCGCCTTGCATGAACAGAGTAAACTTAGCGAATCTTCTGTTGGTTGTTTCTACCAAGTCGGCAGTGCTAAATGCTCTAGTCTTATTGGCGTCATTTGATTCGATATTGCCCTTACGAACGTAAACAGCTTCATCCCATTCGAGCACATCAGCGCGTGTATTAGATCCTGTGACTACCTGAATGTGTTCGAGCGTAAAGATGTTGTTACAGAACCTATCTGCGTCTATAATACCGTTCGCAGCAGTATCTTCTGCACCAGCGTTATCACCAACAAAGACAGGTTTCGCAACTGTAGAAAAATCAGGGAAATACTTAGCGAAGGACTCGATTGACGCGTTCTTCAAATCGCTAGCGTTTGGTTTCGTTATCAATTCTATATGTTCGAATTGAGTTCCCCAATAATAATCAGAATTTGCTGTTTCTCTGTCATCGTCTATGATGCCATCCGTTACCTTTTTGCGGAAAGGAACTGGCGGGGTTGTAAGCTTACGAAGTATGTTTAGATCTGTTGAACCGCCGCCCGCGGCGTTGTCGGTCGCGGCATTTAATGCGCTAAAAACCGCTGAACCGGAGGTTACGAGATGCGCAACTCCACGGAAACCCATAGGCATCGCGGTCGCATCGACGAAACCATTTTCGACGTCGGGGTGGACTTCGACTCGGACGTAGTTTGAACGATTCGCATAGTTTCCTTCTATAACGATTTTTTGTTCTTCTATGTCTCTGTCAAAATCGTAGTAGACGTTAAAGTCTCCAATTACTTTAGCAATATAACGATTCGACGTTGGATTGAGGTTACAGACATAACTTTCTTTGTCTAGAACTTGTGACGTCGAATCCCTATCACTAAATCTTCTTAGTTTAACAGTAAATGTTGGATATTTGTCGTTTAAATCGGCCGAAGGAGTAATATCTTCTATGGATATTTTGTATAGAGAAGAAACATCTTGTCCTGCGTCGAGGGCATGCAATTTAAACAGATCGACTGCCTTGCCACCGAACTTTTGCGAGATTATCCATGGCGACTTTGCATATCCAAAACGATCTTCGAAACTCTCAAAGTTGGGTACCGTAGAAGTTCCAACGTTTCTTGCTTGCGACGATGTCAGCAATAATACTGCAGTTTCAGTACCTGCCTTACCGGAAGGAGAAGCTGCGTTCGCGCCGAAGGAACCAGATATAACTCCCGAACCTGTTACTGTACCAACCGCCGAGTGAATGTCCCAATTCGCATACAGATAATGTCCGGCTTCTTGCATCTTAAGCGGATCTGTATTGAAAACATTTGAGAAGTAATTGTTGGCTGTAGGATCGAACGAGGCCGTTAAGACGTTTGGATAGTTTACGTCGGTTCCTTTGTGTCCATTTAGTAACAACACGAAATCTTGCTTGGATATCGAATTTTCAGTTAAAACTACAGAACCGATAGCTGAGCCTTTGAGCGTAGAGGAAAGAGAACCAACTTGCGCTGATGTGGGAGCAGAAGAGTCTACACCTGACACCGATGAAGATAATCGTAATAGAACGCCAGACGCTGCCATCAAAACGCCGCGCAATATAGGAGCTGCCTTGTTTTGTCCTGACGTCTGTAATCCTGCATCGCTGAAGAAAGTCGAACCAGCAGATTCGGACATCAAACAAGCTAGCATATATGTTCGACCTAGATCGCCATTGGCGTTCGCGAATGGATTTATATCTAGTTTTCCAAGGGTACCGCTAGGCTGTTTTTCGCCGACGACGAAGCCCGCGTTCGTAACAGAACCAGGATAAGTTCCATTCGCATCTTGACGCTTTAGACCATCACCAATACCTGCAACGCGAAGATAAGTAACTGCTTGTGCGTTTCGTAGCCATTCACGCACAGCTAATGGACCAAAGTGTTTACTGTCTACTGTTCCAAACTTAGCTTCGAAATCTACAGTTCTACCAACGGTGATTGGCACGAACGCGCGGCCTTGAACTGCCGTACCTATGATACCTGCAGGAACGCCAACTGGTTGTACCGATACAGGACCTGAAATGTCTATTTCGTTTGCTGTTACGCCCGCTGCGCCTAGTTTTACTTGTGCCATCTACTATGCTCCATTCTGCTAATCTAACTATTAAGTTAATTTCAAATTTCTCAAACGAACTGCACACCTGCGTTTGTAACGATGAAGTCGATTGCAATGAATTCAATCGATCTTGTCGGAACAACCACGATGCGACCATTTAGACGGTTAAGGTCGATGTCTTCCTGGGTGTTGTTGGTTTCATTCATCACGACCTGGAAGGCTTCGATACCTGCTTGCGACTGGATCAAACCTAGCTGGAAGACCGAGTCCGACACGAAACGGTTGCGAACCGCAGGAGTATTTTGTTCAAAGACGATGCGATTTGCGATGCCGATGATGATTCTCTTCACTTCGAGGAGAAGACGTCGAACGTTTACACGATCTAACGCTGACTTGCTAACTTGCAGCGTCTTTTGTCCGTAGATGACAAATCCAAGACGCGGGAATGTAGCGATAGGATTAATGCGAGAATCATATAAACGGTCACGGTCGCTGACATTAAGTCGAACAGCAACGTTTGACACGAAGTCGAGGGCGGCTCTATTAAATCCAGCTGGAGCGAACCAAGGATAAGCAACTCTATCGTTGAAGCCTAACGCGCCTAAAGCAGCAATTGTTGCAGGAACCTTCACTTTTCTTACGTTCGTCGCGTCATCTATAAAGACGTCAGGGAAGTAAGTCGCGACATAGTTGTTGTCAATTGCGCGCGCGTCGAACGCATCGACGGTTTCTTTCACGCTTGGTTTTGATGTCGAATCATCGTATAAACGATTACCATCGTCGTTGTATGACGGAATGTCCATCAAATGTAATGCTAAACCATAATCCTTGACTTTCTTTGAAGTCAAATCGTTAATATATGGTTCACGAATACCTGGCAACGCCAAAATATTAATACCAACCGTAAATGGGTCCGTCATAATATCGGTTGCTGCGTTATACGATGCGACACCATTGTTTTCTCTACCCGTTCCGTTAACTGCTGTTCCGAAACCTGATACAGTATAGTTGGAAGCTGCTCCACCTGTCGACAAGGCATCGGAATCGAAAGAAACAGATTTGTCATTAAGACGGCGCGCGTCACGATCTAGATAATTTACGCCATCGAAGCCGCCGTACATGAATGTTGTAAACTTAGCGAATTGCGAGAAGCGATTAAAACTAGCTGCTGATGTTTTTGCGAGTAGCGTTGCTAAAGTTACGCGGTTGGTGATCACTCCGTCAGACACAGAATAGTCACTAGAATCTGGCGTTGCGTTTCTTATATAAGCGGTTTCCTTCATGTGTGTCGCTGCCGAACCCGTGATGTCTGCCGTTGAAGTGTTTCGAAGTGCAACACGAGCTAGTGTAAACTTATTGTTGTTGAATAAGTCGACGTTGGAACCTGTATGTAGAGCGTCTAGCTTGTCGATGCCCGTGAATCGTGTATACGATGCAAGAAGATTATTCTTTTCAGCTATGAGATTTGGATTCAAAACGTCGTCTGCAAGCGAGGTCGAGTTTCTTTCAAATTTAACGCCCCAATAGAACGATGGCATCGTGACTTCGGTCGTACCAGGAGCACCTGCGACTGTACCCGTAGTCGATACTGCACCTCGGGTCACCTTATAACGATATGGTATAGGCGGCAACACAGAACCTGTCAGGAAATGTGTAGCTGATATACCCGCGGCGCTCAATCTTCCTGCGCCTTGTGTAATAGCTGACAAAGCGTTAAGGTTGTTGTTGGTCTTCAACAATGATGGTCCGTGGAATCCGAAAGGCAAAGCATTTTCGGGAATTTGTTTTTTGTTGACAGCATC